GAATCTTTTGGAGAAGTATGCGCGTAGTGTTGCGCGTGAATGTGCTTCTCTTTGCAGCAATGAAGAAGAAAAACTTTTAATACTAAAACATTTCGGAATCGAATAAAAATAAAAAAGGAAAGAGTGATGTATTTAACAGAACAACAAATAATCAAACGTGAAGACCTCTTCATTGAAATGGTGGAATTACTTGCCGATGAATTGCATGAAGAAAATTGTGAGCATTATGAATTAACAGAAGATGATGCATACATCGCAGAACTGATGATGAGTTACTTTGTAGAAAACTATAGAGATTACACATTGGCAGAAGCTGCTAACGTATCCATGACGGGCTACGATCAAAATCAGCAACTGATTGAAGAGTTCATGGAAATGGCGTTGGACGAATCTGTTGGTGGCTTCGTTGCTGGCGCAGTTCATGGTATTAAAAATCTGATGAGTAAGCGTAAAGCAAATAAAGCTGCAAGCGCAAGTACATCAGCAACTCAGGCACACGTTAATATGCACAATAAAGCAAAAGAAGCAGCAAAAGCAGCAAAGGGTGCAACAGGTTTCTCTGGTGTATTCAAGAAAGCTAAAGCTAGTCAATTAGCAAAACGTGCTGTAAAAACTTCTGCAAATATGGATTCAGCATACAAAGCTTCACAAGCTGCATCTGATGCACATAAAGCTGGTCTGAAGTCACGTGTTGGTTTGAAACAAAAAATTGATACAGGCGTATCGAATATCAAAAAGAAAATTCGTTCAGGTGCAGAACGTGTAACTGCTGCCGCAGGTAGGGTTGCTGGTTCTTTCGCCTAATATTACGGAGTCGTTATGAATATGAGTGATGAGAAGAAAGTACCTAAAACTAAACTTGATCATTTTGAACGTTGGTTTGATATAGCGTTACGATTTGGTTGGTGTCTGTTCATTTATGTGGTTGTCACTGGCAATTACATAAGATAGAATTGTTGTAATTCCTTCAAAGCAAAGGCATGTTGGACGAGGGTTCGATTCCCTCCATCTCCACCATAAGGAAATTAATGAATAGATACGCAAACCCTTGGTCAGGTAGTGGGCAGTTTTATAAAGGTAAAACTAAAAAACTTCCAACTGCAAAAACGGATAAGGATTATCAAGCATATTGTGACCGTAAGAAAAACAAGAGCAAAATTTTATCTTACGAACAATGGGCAAGACAAGAGCGTATTAAAAGCGGAATGTTTTAATTTCTTTATGATGGGGATGTACTTGGTTTCGACAGCGTGAGATAGTAGAGAAGGCAACACGGTAGGCGATGACCGTTAATCAAGCAAAATAAATTATCCGCAAACGATAGTTACTATGGTGAAGATCGCCTAGCAGCGTAACTCACTTGGGGTTTCGGGAGTGTCCTTATTAACCAATCACTCCCACTAATTTCTATACCATGAAAATCTATAAGTCAAATTACCGTAATCATTGGGTTTCTCCTTATACTATTCTGGAGAAAGTTTTCTTTTGGCGTGAGATTGATTACGGTGAACCAATCATAGAGAAATGGTCTGATCGTTTAAATCCAATCTGTGTAGCATGGATGAACTTTTTAGAATTCGTTCATCCTCGAATCAGTTATGTGAAGATTGATCGGTATGATACATGGTCAATGGATTCCACGTTAGCAGATATCATTCTACCAATGCTGAAACAGTTGAAGGAAACAAAACACGGTTCACCATTCACAGATATGGAAGATGTACCAGAACATCTCCGTGGTACAACTACTGAAGATTGGGATGCTCAACTTACTTTTGATTTTTATAATGAGCATAAAATAAATGAGGGTATGAATGATATCCATGCTCGATGGAATTGGATCATGGATGAAATGATATTTGCATTCGAGATGAAAGTGAAAGATGATTGTTCAGCATCTTGGGAAGAATGTCAACGAATGGAGAATGGGTTCCGTCTGTTTGGTAAGTATTATCAGGGATTGTGGGATTGAAAGCTTTACTTGAAATCCTCCCGAAGTTATTAGAATTAATGCCAGGAATTGTAAAGTTCCTGAAATATATTCCTATTCTAATGGTTCTTGGTGGTATCGGTTATGGTGCATACTATTGGACACAGAACTATCGTGATCCGTACAAGTGTTTTAACAATGAAGTATATGAACAATTAAGAGTCGATTCTGATGTTTATGTATTCAAAGGCGGTTATTGCATCACTGGTCAAGAAAATAAAGACTAAATAGATATACTGGCATCACACACATATTCGCCAGTATTAACACACACAGGAGAAACACATGAGTAATTTGACACCCTTTGAGATTCGTCTCGAATTATTGAAAATGGCAAAAGATATGCTTTCCGAAGATTACCACGGAAAGTGTCAACAAATAAGCACTGATTGGACTGTTAAAGTCGAAACCGCTAAACTAAATGGCGGTCAGATTCCAGACCATCCTGTATTCCCACCATACCCCCCAGAAGCAGAGATCATCGCAAAGGCACAAGCCTTGAACGGTTTCGTTTCTAACATTTCAGTAGATAAACCCAAAGCAAAATCATCTACCTGACGGGACAAGAGGTGCTTCGGCACCTCCCTAACTAACAAGGAGAAATAATGCGTTTTTTAACCCTATTACTGTGCGCGTGTTTTGCGTCATTCATTTTATTTTTTGGTCAGACTATGGCACAGATTGTTGTGCCGACTAAATTGAATGTAGAACTACGCGACCTAACCAAAGAAGCAAGAACTGAGATTGAGTGTCTTGCACAGAACATTTATTTTGAGGCAGCACAAGAACCTAGAGAAGGACAAATTGCTGTTGCTCATGTAACCCGTAACCGTATGATTAGTGGTAAGTATCCAAACACATATTGTGGTGTAGTAAAACAAAAGGCATACGGAGTATGTCAATTTTCGTGGTTCTGTGAAGAACGAGCCAAAGCAATTATTAATAGAAAAGCATTGACACCTGATAGCAATTTGTTATATAATAACATTGTGGATTTGTCATTAAATTTTTATTTAAATCCAGAAGATTATGATGACCCATCTAAGGGGGCATTGTTTTATCATGCAGACTATGTTAAACCGACTTGGAATAATATGAGAAGGACTGCCTATATCGGTAGGCACATTTTCTACAACAGAGTAAAACAAGGGAACGTTTGATGGCTATATTAAATAGTAAAAAGGAGAAGTTGATGATGGAGCAATTACAACAGAAAAGTTTGAATGTTATAGTAATCTTTTCGATTACGTTGGTAGTGCTTTCAGCCATAGCTGCATTTTGCATCTATAATATCAATGAGCGTAAATTGATGGCATCTAACATTGAAAATGCAATTGTAAAAGGTATTGATCCGTTGTCAGTGCGCTGCTCCTATGCCAGAGGTGATGATATAATTTGTATAACACATGCAGCATTTGCGGGGAAAAAATCTTTTTAAATGGGGGTGGGGACTATGTATAAACAACAAGCAATACTTGGTGGTTACAATAGTAATGATGATCTTTGTAGTTATAGTTTTAATTTTACAGACAGACTAGGTACGCATGTAAGCATGTCATTTCAGGCAGAACCAGAGTATGATTTGTCTGTTGTATTTCAGCAATTCAGGAAATTTCTAATTGCATCGGGTCATGATGTTGAGAATGAAATTGGTGAAATATATGAAGATGAATTGGAAGATGCTGAAGATGAATGGGTGGGACAACCTGAAGCACAAGTGCAACAACCAAGAGCAGATAAGTTCACGATGGATAACTTACCTAACAATGGATGGCCATTTGGTGGATTGACTACTACTTCTTTAGCACCAATTAGTGTGACTGATTTGGGAACAATGACATCACATTCATATTCCGATTGGGCTAAAGTGGGTCAATTTCCAACAATGGCACCGTTGACACAAGAGCAAATTCAATCGTGGTCTTTTAGTAGTGCAGATATTAAATCATTGACGGTCAGTGACATATCAAATTTTAAAATGCCTGGTACTATTGGTGGCGCGTCAGTAAAGTTTTAATATGCCCACAAAAGAAGAGATGATGAAATTTGCAGGTGAGATAGAAGAAATCGTCGCAACTACAGATTATAATTATCTGGAAGCTATCGTAGAGTATTGTAATAAAACGGGTTTGGAGACTGAGGTAGCAGCAACACTCATCTCTCCAAACTTAAAAGCCAAAATACATGAGCAAGCTGAAAATATGAATATGTTGAAGACTAAAGGTAGTCGTTTACCAATATGACAGGATACGAGGCGTTTTGTTTATTTTCCTCACTCAAGTTACACTTTACACAAGAGCAGTATGATTTCCTGAAGTATCGAGGTAAATCAAGAACAAGTGTAGAGGCATTTGAGAATCGAAAAGACAAGTGGCAATTCTATAAACTTTCTCGTCGGTGTTCTAACGAACAGATGATGCAGGATTTTTTGGTTGCCAACTTTATTGCCGATTCGAATGTTTGGGTGGGGAATCTATTGCAGGATGAAGCAGAACTTTGCTATCGTTCTAGACAAAAATTCGTTCAGTCATTAACGTATACTTTTACAAATGACATAGAAAATTTGTTTGACAGCAACCCTAATGCTATGTTACAGTGTAAAGATGGGCAGTATCCAGATTTGTTGCAGAAGTATTTACACAGTGAGATTCAATTAGAGACAATGTGTATACTGAATTCTATTCTTGGATTTATTCCAAGATGGGATAAACAAATCTCGGATACGA